GTTAATTTTAGTAAAATTAATCATATGCTGGAACCCAGTGTAACTGCGTAACATGCTCCCAACTCATCTATGTTGTAGATGGTCCTCTCGCCGATGTCCCTGCCTATGACGTATCTCCAGATCTTCTGCATGTTGCCTTCAATCTTGAATCTGACCTTGTTCATGCTGTATGCCACTCTGAAGGCTCTAAGGAAAATGCAAAAATCAACACACTACGAACCTCCTAACATGTAGTAGGCTAGTAACCTAGTCAAAGATTGCTATCTATTCCTGATTCTGCTCTCTGGAAAAATTGCTGACCTGAACCACCTGTCGTACTCTCTCTGTAAAACATAGCCTTGACATTCATAACCAAGAAATTTTATGTCACCTGTCTTTTCAGTAATCCGGATTTTACTCCTATTAATCTCCATGTTAAATAGCTTTTCGGCCTCGTAAACTAGCGAATTAAATCGTAAGCGGCTTAGAGCTACATTATTAATGAGGATCAAGGAATCGTCTCCCAAGTATCTTTCTTGGTTAATCATTATGTCTCTTGTACTTATAAGGTATCTAACGATCAACATGTTGCAAATTGACCCGATCAATTGCGTAAACTGTGAACCTGAAGGTATGCCTCTGTTCTTCTGAATGCAACTACCGTCAGGAAGCATGATTTTGGTATTTATAAAGTTATCCTATAAAAAATCAAGTAACTTACCAAGTCTGCCGCCCTGTTTATATTGCATAATGCTTCCTCTAACGGATAGAAGGTTGAAATTGGTTAGATTCCTAAGTATCTGGAATGCTTTCTCAATAACGAACGAAGGCATGTGGTTGTCGAATCCTTTCCAATCTAGAGTGACTGCTGCTTACTCATCCGATTCAATGTCTTAATTTAAGATGTTACACAATCTAAACATTGAATCCTTCCCGAAATGGAGTAAGTCACCCTTCTGTTAAAGGTTCTTGTAAAAGGACTTCGACATAACTGATTCCAAGATAAGAATCTCAAAAGGAAAGTTCCACACTGGTCTAACTTTCTTCTCTGTAATGTGAGAAAGATGTCCTCTAAATGCAAGCTTTGATGGGGGATGGTAAACCGGAATATCTCTGCAAATATTATGAAACATCTTTCTTGACATGAAGAAAGCTTCTTCGATTATCTCGGATTTCTTGAAGCCTGGAAAGCTGAAACCAGCTGAAGTGTTTAGCGTAATGTCGCCTTCAAGAACATCTTCGAAAGAAGTAATCGGAAAGGGGCCGTACTTAGACAACTTGTTTTGTACTTTCTAGGCAACCTTGTCGAAAACTATTTTCTATGACTCAGTGAGTGGAACGTTCTTCTGTGGTAAACCAAACTTCTTCAACGAATCTAGGCCTAACTGAATGTCCACGGTTTTTGACCAACCACTGTAGCTGTTAAGAAGTTGTTCATCAAACTTCTTCATGAGTTTATAGACGAATCTATCATGGAGGTCGGTTCTACCACTAGCGCTGTAAGCGTAGCAGTAAGGGTCATCTATAACCTTTAAATTTTCCGAAGAAAATTCTTGAGCTATA